TGTCAGTCACCCTGAGTTCTTTGGTCCAATACGAGAGGCTTGGGCTAAAGAGTTAGGGTTCATACATGATGACTTCTATGACTCAGTAGCATTGGAGAATGATGTAGAGATCGACACTAGGATATCTCGTAATGGTGCATGGGCTTTGGAGAAAGTAACATTCAATAATCATCGTGCTACTATTGAGACAAATAAACATAAGACTGATACTGCTTTGACATTGTATGCTTGGCATGGTGTTGATGGTCTTACATCTAATAATGTGATTAGTGGTGCTATTGATTTCTTTTGCACTAACGGTATGGTATCTGGTGACTACAATAAGATACGAAAGAAGAACACCAGACACTTTGATATGAACCGTATCACATACGAGATGGAAGGTATCTATGATCGTTTTATTGATCATACTCAATGGTGTCAGAAACTTGCACAAACACCTGTATCTGTGGTACGTTTGAAGGATGCACTTGAGACTATGCTACCACAAAGAGCATCAAAGAATATGCTTAACTCTGTTCTAAATGAGTTTGAGGTACGAGGTGCAAATGCTTGGTCTGTATACTCTGCATTTACTCAATATGCAACACATGATGACCGCTTCGGGTTTCGTCAGACTGCTAATGACAATACGTTGGAGCGTCAGTTCAAGCGTAACGAAGATGTAGCTAAATGGATAGAACATCCAGAGTTTTTAAAGTTGGTTGCCTAAATGGTAATGCAACGTGAAAGAACCTCTCAGGACATTGAGGAGATCCTGAGAGACTATGTTGAGGAAACCTATGATGACATCAAACAAGAAGAGGAAAGGGAAAATGCTGAGATCATCGAAGATTTTGAAAGTCTCAAGGAAGAGGAATCCTATGGCGATAGCTTTAAATGACAACCTATTTCACAAGCGAGTCATTGAAGATAAAAGACGTAAGAATCTTTTAAAGAAACAAAACAAAAGACAGCTATTGGATTCTTGATATGTATGATTTACCAGAGTTTGACGATCTAATGGAGTATCAGAAGATCAGGATTAATTGTCCTAGTTGTGGTGGTATCAAAACATTTACTGCTACTAGAACTGATGGCATAATCTTGTATAACTGTTATAAAGCTGGATGCAATGTGTCGGGAAAGAAGAGGATGTTATCTTCTAGCAGATACATCAGACAAAAATCTATCACATTGCCGACGCAAGAAAAAAAACAGGACTTCAAAATACCAGATCACTTCTCTGTATATCTGCCAAAGAAGATGTTGAAATATTGTAATGAAAACAATATTGATACAAATAAAATACAACTGTACCATGATGTAAAACTTGACAGGGCAGTGTTTCCAATCTTTGACATCAAAACAAATGAAGGTAGTCTGCCAATCGTAACGCCTAGAATTGTTGATGCTGTAGGTAGATCACTATCTAAGTATGGTGCTAAGTGGCATAGATATGCCGACTCAGGTTTACCTTTTATTTGTGGTAATAGTGAGACTTGTTATGTCGTTGAGGACTCTGCATCTGCTGTTGCAGTTTCGCAACATGGTACAGGTTTAGCATTGTTGGGTACAAGTTTATCTAACGAAGTACTCGATATTGTGGTAAAGTATCCATACGTTATAGTTTGTCTTGACAAAGATGCGTCATCAAAAGCTATTCGTATGAAGAACAGGATAGCTCAGTTTACTAGAGCTAATGTAAAATTATTAGAAGTAGATCCAAAAGAAAACCCGAAAGGAGTATTAAATGGTTGACAAAGATAAACCTTTAAGGTGGGATGCCGATATGATAAAATTATTTGAATGGTATCATACCTGCCCGAAGCCTTGGAACCCACATTGGTATGAAAGTGAGGCAGGTGGTGTAACTATACATATTGTCAGACCAAGTGAGCAAAATGATGGAAGTGCTTGACCATCTATACATTATTAGTGTATGTCTTGGAGCAGTTTTTTTAATGTTGTTAGCAGGAGATTAATATGACAGTGTTTAATAGAGCCTTTTCTATGCCTAATAAAGATACATTCAGTATGAAACCTGTTAAGGATTTTGTCGAGCATTGGATTGATACAGTATACACTGATTATCACTATGCTGCTATAGATACTGCAATAGATAAACCAGTTGTTATAGACCCATTTGCTAGAAACAGTAAGTACGGCACTATAACAAATGATCTTAATCCTGATACCGATGCTCAGTATCATATGAAAGCTGATGAGTTTCTAGATATGTTATTGGACTCAGGGGAACAAGCTGACGTTGTATTGTACGATCCACCATATAGTCCAAGACAGATCAGTGAGTGTTACAGTGCTAGTGGTATAAAGACTACACAACAAGATACACAGAGTAGTTTCTATACTAAAATAAAAGATCGTATCAGACCTCTTGTCAAACCTAATGGTATTGTGTTATCATTTGGATGGAACTCAATGGGAGTTGGTAAGAAGTTTGGTAAGTATGAAGAAATACTATTATTAACTCATGGTGGAGCGCATAACGATACCATATGCGTTGCTCAAAGAAAGGATATATAATATGAATGATTTATTAGGACTATTTTTATCTCATAAGTTTTATGATCAAAACAGACATCTAATAGCAGTAGACTTTTTTGAGAATGAAGCTAAGAAGATCTGGCGTAGTATTGAGTTGGGTCATGCTAGGTATGGCAGAGACTTGACCCCTGCTGAAGTTGAGCAGGTATTGTTCAGTGAGTTTAGGACAATGACTACTAGCCAGAAGAAATCTATGATGATGTTAGTTCGATCTTTACCAAAAGATATTGGTGAGGATGTAGCACAAGATGTTTTGAGAGATCAATTCAAAGCATACTTTGGTAGACAGTTAGCTGATCTTGGCATTGCCATGATGGATAACAAGGTTAATGATCTAAATAAAGTTACTGATTTAATTAATCGTTATCAAGAAAACTTTATGCCAAAGGAAACAATACAGGAGATTAAACATGACGTTGCATCTTTACTCCATTCTACTAGAGATGTTTCCAAATACAAATGGAACCTCAAAGGACTCAGAGACATCTGTCCAGGAATCGGACCCTCGACCTTCTCTGCTATCTTTGCTCTGGTTGAAACTGGTAAGACAGCCTTTCTTATATCTACGTTGTTTGCTCCGAAAGGTTTCATGGCTCAAGGTGCAAAGGTAATGATACTTGGCAATGAGGAACCTGTCGAGAGGACTGCACTGAGAGCAGTAAGTTCATTCACTGGTATGACTGATGCACAGATAACTGCCGACACAGTAAAGGCACATAATATGTGGGATGTATATCGTAATCAATGTGTGTTCTTAAATACTGATGAGGTTCCTTCGATGGAAGAGCTTGACCAGTTGATTGCCAAACACAAGCCTGACGTAGTTGGTATTGATCAGCTAGATAAGATGCAGATTGGTGGTAACTATGCCAGAGATGACATCCGTCTAGGTGAGATATACAGGTCTGCTAGAACATTGTCCAAGAAACATTCTTGTGCAATCATAGGTGTGTCTCAAGCAAATGCAGAGGCAGATGGTAGAACTGTTCTAAGATTTACTCAGATGGCAGGTAGTCGTGTGGGTAAGGCAGCTGAAGCTGATCTTATTGTCGGCATTGGCAAGGAGCAGGAAGATAGTGGTGAGGATAATAAACTCAGGCATATTTACGTTAGCAAGAACAAGCTAGGTGGTAAGCATGGAACCTGCACTACTGTTATTGAACCAGAAGTTTCTCGTTACATTGATTAAAAAGTTCTTGACAAACGAGAAAAAGTATGTTATTGAATGTATTCCCCTTCGGGGGGATACAATCTAATTAGGATTTATTATGAATAAAAGAGAACTACAAAGACAGATATATAATAATAATATCTTAGAGTTTATCTGGCATTCTGCTAAGAGTAATCCTAACTGGAACATAGAGACTGCTAAACTACTTGCATCTATGCATGGTTTAGATTATAAAGAAGTATATAAATTAGGTAGAAGTGCTAAAGTTAGAAGTAAATTTGTAGCTAAAGATTGGAATATCAATATTGAAAGGATGATTCAATGATTGAAGCAATAACTTGTTTAGCATTAAATATTTATTTTGAGTCTCGTAATCAACCAATAGAGGGTCAAGTAGCTGTAAGTCAAGTAGTATTGGAAAGAGTAAAATCAAAGAAGTATCCAGATACTGTCTGTGAAGTGGTGTTTCAGGGGCCGACATACTCTTGGTCTGTTAATTATCCTATTAAGGATCGTTGTCAATTTAGCTGGTATTGTGACGGTCTTAGTGACAAGCCAAGGGATGAAATAGCGTGGCTAAATTCACTGGAGGTTGCAGAAAAAGTATATTATGGCTTGACAGATACTGTAAAAGGTGCTACACATTATCATAGTGTAAAGGTAGATCCTTGGTGGGCTAAGTATAAAGTGAAAGTAAAACAAATTGGTGATCATATATTTTATAAGTGAGGAGATTGAGAATGAAAGATAAGTATGTAATTGTAGGGAAACCTTGGGGTGGATACGGTCAGTGGGAAGTTGCTTGTACGAGAGCAATGACAAAAAAGACTGCTGAAAAAAAACTAGAGCTATATAATGTAGGAGGTGATTGGGGTATAAGTCCTACTGGATATTATTATAAGGATTATGCTATTAAAAAATTAAAAGATGGTCAGGATTTTAATGATGTGATTGATGATGTTTGGATATAGGAGATAAAGATGGAAGATTGGGTAGAAGACTACGCATTAGTTATAGATTTAGAGGTGGATTTAAATGGTGATCGTAAAGATCCCTCACCTTACAACAAAGATAACACTCTAGTAGCAATAGGATATACATACAGAGCATTAGATGGCTCACCTATATGGAGGAGTGATGGTGCTGTATATATCAAGAAGTTCCCTGTAGATAATTATTATTTGTATGAGTTTCAAAA